TGTTCAGACGAACTGTGCGTGAAATCAATAAACTAAAGGCACAGTACGGAAATTTGACAGATGAGGTGCAGAAAAAATTATTGCTCAAAGAAATTCACAGACTTGAAACAGAAAAGCGAAAGTTGCCATACAAGAATGCAGTTGGCAAAAAAATCGTATATGTTCGTTACGCTGATGACTTTTTAATCGGTGTCAGCGGTTCAAGAGAAGATTGTGAAAAAATCAAAAAAGAACTGACGGTTTTCATTTCCGAAAACCTGAGGCTTGAACTCAGTGATGAAAAAACAAAAATCACCCACAGTTCAGAAAATGCAAGATTTTTAGGATATGACATTAATGTCAGAAGAAACAATCAGACAAAGCGAAAAGCAAATGGAACGATACAGCGAACATTGAACCAATCTGTAGAATTACTTGTTCCAATGGAACGAATTGAAAAGTTTATGTACGACAGAGAAATTGTTGTACAAGCTAAAGACGGCAGTCTTGTTCCATGGCAGAGAGGTGCTATGGCAGGACTATCTGATTTAGAAGTGTTAGATACCTACAACTCACAAACACGAGGAATTTGCAATTATTACGGTCTTGCAAGTAATTTCAGCAAGCTAACATATTTCGTGTATCTCATGGAGTACAGCTGTTTGAAAACACTTGCAAAAAAGCACAAAACCAGAATATCCGCT